TATTGTAGATTTTCCAGTTCCAGGCCCGCCCCAAATATTCAAAATCATATTACTTTCTTAAGCTCCTCAATATTCTCTCCCCGATTGGGAAGTTTATCTTTCAAAAAGAAATGCACAAAATGACATTCGCGTATTTTCTTATTTGCCGTGAATAGACCATTAAATCGCCAATCGATTCCTCTCCACTTCATACCAGAATCTCTGATCCAAGTATTGAGAAGCGTCTGATCTGTTGACCACTTCCATGCTCCAAGACCATTGATAAAGCCTTGAAACTCTGGTCTTTGGAGGAATTGTTTTGGTGTTTGACCCTTCAGATACTTAGGGAACTCGTTACCCATGAGCATGACGCCCATGTTACCAAACTCATAGCCGAGATCATTTGGTCGAAAATTGACCTTTCCCGACTTGTGGATACCCTCATACTGCATTCGAGAATATCCACGGATCTTGTTTTTATATTGCTCTGTGATAGGCATGTCGCGTTCAATTGCGACACCGAAATCATGCCCTTGAAGTTCATCAAAAATGGATGGTGATTGGGGACGAATGAATACGTCTGAGTCAATGATCGCGATCTCGTCGTATCGATCAAAGTATTCAAAGGCATTCTCCTTCTCGAAGATGGGGAGATACCCAAGCCTTTCTACAGCCTCACGAGATCGATTGGTCACAAAAGGATCCGGTTGAACCCTCAGGATTGGTTCAGTTTGGATGATATAGTCTACACCAAGCCATCGGGAATAGTCCAGAACCGAAGTCGTACACCAGTCGTACAACTTCGATCTTTTTCCGACATAAACTTGGTAAATCAATCTTTTCATAACAAAGTCCTGTATTATTTACGAGAGAGCCATGCTGAGAATCCCATAAACGCACCAACTATAGATGCCATCGCGATGTAGAAAGTATTCAAGACCGATTCGAGAGTCAAAATTCTTTCTTCAGTGACATAACCAGTAAAGAGAAACACGGTCATGAGGCACATTGCAATGAACGCAAATACCGCGATGTTTCTCTGGGCTGTTGCCTTCTCTATTCTAATCTTCACGTCGCCCGGATGATGTGATTTCGGCTCTTCACGAATAACCCTTGCCTGGTACTGTTCAGCATAAACATCGCCCTCATAGGGCTGTTGTGGTTTCGTCTGTCTTGATTCTAGTTCTTCTGCCATTTTTCTTTTTTTCGTTGATCATCTTTTTTCTCGCAGTTTCATTTTCTACAATCAATGTTGCAATTTCTATCGCGCGTTTAAATCCCTCGCGACGACGATTCTTTTCATGGGCATTTGACACAAACCACTTCAAATTACTCAGCGTCCCAGCCTTTCGACTTCCAGGGATCTTGTAATTAAGGGTGATGTCCTCAAACTCTGAACGAAGAGTTAGCATTTCGAAAAGCGTCATTCTATTTATCCTCAGTAGAGATTTGCGTTATTAAGCGCTTTCACAAAGTGCATTTCTGCCATATTACTGATCATATCTTTTAGAGGAGATGTGTTGTGTGGCAGAAATAGCCAAGCGCATGTATCGACTGGGACATAATGAGTGACTTCACCGTCTTTGATGGGATATGTCGGATCAGTAACAACCCCAAATGGATATTTCATTGGAGATGAAGATTGCATACTCGTTATACCGTTTACACAAAGATCAACAAATTCTCCAGACTCAGCTCTTAGAACATAGGTCGTACCAAATCCATCAGCTTGACCTTTCCATTCCTTAAAGGCATTATGTATTCTATTTAAATACCCCATATGATTATCGTACATGTGGGATTCGAATTGATTTGCGGCATGGGCTGCCTGAGCAGCAAGTTTTCCCGGAACAAGACTTTCGATGTTGAACGGAAAAATGATGTAGAGTCTTGGAGTATTCGGATCACTCATGTAATGGCCTCATAAATTTCTTTCCAAGTGGCATAACGGGGAATATCAAGAGAACGTTGCCACATATCGTCATCTCGATGTTCGTTGAGTTCTCTCATAGTATGTCCATGTTCCATGATCATAGCGCTAAGGCCCAGTTCATGCCCAAGAACCGCATTTTCAAGTTTGTCCTCGACCCAAATCAAACCAGAATCTCGGTAAGGTTCAAGGGCTTCATCTTTGTTTAAACCAGTGTCGAGGAAAGTAAATCCTTCAAATACGGTTTCCCCAAAAAGCTTTCTTAGATTTTGCTTTCTTAGCTTGGTCGCGAATGGATCAATGCTCATCGAAGTAATGACATGGAAAACGAATCCATGTTCTTCGTGGAGTTTTCGTACATAATGAAGAGCGTCTCGGAGGGGTGGCAAAAATCCCATGACCGCGGAGTTGTTAAACTCTCGGATGAGTGCCTTTCTTTCTTTTGGAGTAAGATTATATCGGACGGCACAATCATAATGTTTGCGGCCGTTTTCAATCATTTTATAGCCACGGGCGGCCATAAAAACGTCGAGGGCATATTCCCAATTAAGGAGAACACCATCACAATCCGTTAAAATCACCTTCTCTACATCGTAGTTCATAATCAAAAATCCTATTTTGCTCTTCGAGCTTAAGAGTTAATTCATTCTCTTGTATTATATCATACCGACACCGCCAGTAAACCCATTTTTCCATACAATGGTTTGGTTCATACCAATAGAAAAGATCTATAAGCCAAACGAGATTGACTTGTCCGCATCTATGGCGTTCCCAATTTCGAGCTGAGAAAGATTGATATGGTCTTCCACCCATAAACGTGTTTAATAGAACCGAGAGACTCGATCCATTGTATCTGATGTAATCTCTTATGCCTTGCATCTCTCGAGCCGATGATACTCTTTAATTGCGTCTTTCAGTGGACCGACCCAGTTATCACGATGTTCAAGAAAAACTACTGGATCATGATTATCTATATCCATAAGGATAACCAAGTTAGGTACCGGTAGACCAGTTCTTTCTTCAAAGCAAATTGCATATCCTGCGGTCTGCATGAAGTACGAGTCGATCCATTCCTTTTTCTTTACTTTTCGAGAGGTCTTGAAATCAATAATTGCCGGAACACCTTTCCAGACGCCGACAAGGTCTACTCGACCAGCAACTCCAAGATGATGGGAATATAATGCCGCTTCTTGAGCCCAAACCTCTTCTAGATTTTCATCTAAGATTTTGGACATCGACTTCAAGGATTTCAGATGGTGTGGCATCATTCCACGGGTACTAATTTCTTCTCCGTTGATGTAGGCTTCCATCAAATTGTGAACTGTTGTTCCACGATTAGCAGCTTGTTTTCCGACTTTGTTGGCTTCTTTGTCACCAACACGAGCCCTCCACGCCTCGAGTCCATCTTTTCCAAGATGGCTCAGAACAGTAGTCATGGACGGGTACTTTGACCCGTCCGGAGTTTCATACTTTCTTCCATTGTCTTCTCTTACTTGGAGATCGCTATAGCCGAGATCGACGTCTACGTGCTTAAACGACCCGCCCGAGAAGTTCGACAACCTGGGGAGTCCCATATCCGTGCGCCTTCTTGAAGTGGGGTGATTCGAGGGCTTGCTCGTATCCAGAAAAAATATACGCATGGGAATGATAATCAGTCCATTCCCCATTATCCATCAAGAACTGGTTCTCGTTTCCAACAACAGGTCTCATCACGAGATACCCGAAGATGTTGGTGTTATCTGTATTCAGCTCGCTGAGTGGCTTGATCATAGCAAATCCTTTCTTTTGACTTTCGCTGTTCTTTGATACGTTTGAAGCCCTCTTGCGACTTCTTTCGATTTTTCTTCTTATTTCGAGGATCGAAGCGGCTAAACTTAGCCATCAGTTATCTCCAACATTACATCAAAGGTAGTTACTTCGTCGGCACCACCATAATCGACATCCAAAACAAGTTTGAAATCATCGACTGAAATTTCAAATATATCTTCAATACGTTTGACGGTCATCGAATAGGTAACTTTGATATATCTTTTGATATCGCCATCGTAGTTATTGAAGACGTTTTCAATCTCAGAAGCAGAAATCGCAGTAATGTAGTGTCGCGTAAACATGATGATATCCTTTCATTTAGATCGATTATAACATAACCGGCCCAAAAGTAAACATCAAAATTGTTCGAATGCTTTTACTGCGCCGGCAACAATCGCTTGTGCGAGGTTTGCCTGCTCAATTGAGTCATCAGTTGCTTTCTGACCTGCGGTAGAGGTCGCAAAGAACGGTTCGATCAGGATGGCAGGTGCACGACCAGACACGAGCGAGCGATATCCACGTCCACGCGTACGGGAGTTTCGTACCTTAACTCCTCGATCTCGAAGTCCGAGCTCTTCAACCATCTCCATCTGAACTTCTTGAGCAAGGATAGCTGAACGAGCAGAGCCCGATGTAAACGTCTCAGTACCAGATGCATGAGGACTTCCGGCTGCGTTGAAGTGAAGCTCGATCGTGGCATCAGCACCCCATGAATCGGTTTCTCGATAAACCTCTCGAATCTCTCGGGTATATCCTAATCCTGGTCGCCGATAGAAAATTTCGCACCGCATGCCACTTCCTTCGGCCTCGTCTTTAATCATCTTGGCAAGACGAGTATTGTAAGAGTATTCGGATTCGCCGGTATCCGGTCGTACAGCACCCTGACTTCGGGAATTATGACCCACGACGATTGCTAGATTTTTCATTTTTCTTCTCCTGAATCATTTCTTTCGTCATTATATAGTCTCTGACGAAGTTTGATCTGACAATATCTTCCCAACCAAATCGAACGATCGTAAAATCTCTCATATGATCGATGATCTCGAGGAAGTCGAGTATTCCATTCTTTTCGGATTGTTTCTGGAAATCGGACTGATGGTAATCACCACAGAAAATCATTCGACACCGCTCACCTACTCGAGTAATGACAGAATCGAGTTCATGGAAGTTGAGATTCTGCATCTCATCCACTACGATGATTGCGTCATCAAATGTGACACCACGGATAAATGAAGTTGATTCAAACTGAATGGACTTTGATGAGACCATCATATTCCAAGCTGAATCTCGACCGGTGATTTCGGTCGCAAGAGAAAGATAAGGCTTGGCATATGCCTGTTGCTTTTCCTTCTCATCACCAGGAAGAAATCCTATTTCTCTTGTTGGAACTATTGATCGAACGAGAACAATCTTGTCGTACTCATTCTGTTTCTCAAACACCTCTTGAAGAGCAAAGTACATGGCAAGAAATGTTTTACCTGTACCCGGAGACCCCGATAGAATAAGGTTCTGACCCTTTGCCCATGCATCAAATGCGGCACCCTGATTTTTCGTAATAGGATGATAGGTGTTTATGTCGGTCCTCTTTATGACCGAACCGCCGCTTTTTCTAGAATTCATGTGTTGATTGTGTTTGTTCTACCGGAACCTTTCTTTACACGACCAAGGACTTCTTTCCATCCTCCGTCGGTCTTTGAAAGATTGCTTCCAACTTGTGAGACAAAACCAGGCGTATTAAGCTTTTGTTTCCAATTTGGATTTTCCTTTAACCAATCTTCTCTTTCAGTAAGCGATAGATGAAGAGTAACAGTATCACCTGTCTCTTTATGAATCATCGTATATTCTGGCATTTTATACCTCCGTATAGAATTATCTATACGAAGAATTCTTTGATCTTTGACCAGAATGATTGTTTCGTCTTCATTTCCTGAAATGCTTTTTGTCGTGCGGCATTAGTAAATTGTCTGGCCCTTTGAGCAGAAAGATCACGATTCACGATGGTTCTGATGTTTTCAAGAACAGTCTTATCGCTAGAATAGATTATATCGCCCATCATACGTATGTTGAGGTCTGGTCTTTCATTTTTTAATCTAAGTATTGCTGTAAGGGTTTGAAGTCTATCGATTCCGCCATACTCGGTCGGTAAACGATAAGACCATAGAATAGATTTGTTCGTTTCTTCAGTATGTACAAACCTCTCAAGCATCTTTCGCGCCGCGGCTTTCTCGGCCTCAGTTGAAGCTGGATCTCTGAGTTTGGCTTCAATCGCTCTTTTCTTAGCCAGATTGCTCATTGAGAAGTTCCTTTCTAAACCAGTCGGGTGGATCACGACGAGTCCATACCATCGGCATATACTCGATTTTGGTGTGATAATATCGACGATAGGATTCAACCGGATCGTCTTCGATGATACATTGTGGTTGATGGTTCATCGCAAGGGCAAATTGAGTGAGACTACCAGTTGGAATATTTTTTGGGCATTCAGAAAGAATATCCCTAAGCTTTTCCCACGACTTATGCTTCTTGTTATATCGATATTCGTATTCGTACGAAAGGGCACGAAAATGATCATAATGCCAGTAGTAATTTGCTGAAGTTTCGCGAGTCCAGACGGTGCAAGGATGGTTGTGATGAACCGCACCGTACAGAACACTATCAAAAGAAGGCTTAGGATGGACATACTTTGAAACCATCCGCTTACCGGACTTAGATGGAACCTTGATCTTTTCGCCGTCAAGCATACGATGGGCCGTTGACAGCATTTGAGCCGATTCAAGGATCATCTTGACGACATGCTTGTCGCATTGCATTTCTGCTGCGGTTTTTGGGTGTTCGTGAAGAATGAAGATGTTCATTATTGCATCCTATCATAAACAATGATCAATGTAAACCGTAAAGAATACAGGAAAATCCGAACAACCCAATCCATGCTTTCGTAAGAATGTTATTGAGTTCGTGCCTCATGAATGGTTCATTGCGATGCGGATGAAAATAACAAAACAAAAGAATTCCTACCGATATCATCCATCCAAGTATGAGAAATACGATAAAAATTTCCATTAGTCGGCCCTTTCTCCATAACCCCAATCGATTACGACCGGGAACCTCGGTACACCGTCGGGTGTTGGTGTGAAGAACCTAACAGTTGCCCAATCAGGCTTTTTACGAGACTCAAAGAGAGCTTTCAGGGTGGCCTGGTCACCACGAACACCAGCACCACAAACTCGGCCTGGTTCGAACTCTACATAGAAGATCTTGATATATCCAGCCCAGTTTCCTTCTCCTTGTTCAATTTCAACGACCGGAAATTCTTCAGTAATGAACTCCTTACGCTTGAGGAGGTTCTTGCTCCGCTTGTTCTCGTATGGAGTATCGTAACGAATCATCTGGCCTTCGTAACCAGCTTTGAGCCAAGTTCCGTACATTTGATCGAGCATCTCTGGAGAGCCAACCTCAGAGGTAGGAACTTTCGTGACAGGTGTAAGTTCGAAAATAGAAACAAAATTTACGTATCGGTCTAAGAAAGTTCTCTCTGGTTGGTTAGGATCAAATGCATCGTATACGTGATACTGAACGAGCTCAGCGCATTCTTCAAGATCTTCTCTCTTCGGCTTGGTTTTCCGAACAAGAGACGTGATCTTGTTGAAATCGTCCTTGAGCTCATCGTTGTAGAGTTCACCATCAAGTACGACATCGGGAAAATCTCGAAAAAACGGTTCAAGATCTTCAATGATGTGGGGACAAGAGACAATCGGTTTGCCGGACCGAGTCCAGAGACCGTCTGCTCGGGCGATACACCGAATACCATCGAGTTTCGGTTGAGCATAAACTTTCCGGGCGAAATCGACTCCACGCTTGTCGTACGAGTCGGCCAGCATGGGATCAAACTTGGTTCGGACCTTGTCGACGTCTTTGAGCTCGAGGACATATCCATCTTTGTCCCTTTGATCTTTGTATTTCGCTTCGACCTCGAATACTGCTTGATCAAAAGGAAGACGTTCGTTAGAACGACCTTCATTTGTTGTGAAAACCTCCTTCCAACCGGACTCGACTTTCTTTCCATCCTGAAGTCCAGAAACTGTTCGATGCGCGGCTTTAGGACCTACCACCTCGATTTGCATCATCCATTCACGGATCTTTCCTTTGGAGTCTCGCTTATAGAGAGTCGGCCAAGTCCAACGTTCAACGTCTTCAGACCTTTCAACGGTATCAAATCCAACTTTCATGCTGTTTCCTTTTCAATAATTGCAAATTGATCTACGATCGACCAGTCTAGAAGATACGAAGGAAATGGCCCATAGACCTTACCTTGAACCTTTGCGATGATGATCGCACGATGGGGAGCCCAGGTCTTATTTCCGTCCTGCCAGAGCTTTTCTCGATTTGCCTTTGCGACGAGCTTCTCGAGCCGTCGCTGTTCTTCAAAGTGGTTCATTGATTTGTTTTCCTAACAGGAATGAATTTTTCGAGAAGATCTTCTTTGCCGGTATTCTCGACGAGAACATACTCGACAACTCCATCTCCGGCGGGACCATCCCAATCGAAAGATCCGGCCATGACCGGACCAACATAATCACCTGCTTCCATCTTTGCGAGGATTGGCTGTTGGGGATTGACAGGACAGACATCATTGTCGGGTGCCAGTTCCCAAAGTCCACGTTCTATTGCTAGTCGAGCAATACGACTTTGCATTGTAATCCATTCATTGGACATCCGGTTTCCTTTCAAAGTGTATCTAATTGAGCTTTGAGATGATCCACGGCTTGATCGACGTGTTGCACCATCACGATTATACGACCATCTGTTTTATCATAAAGTTTCGCATCAACCAGAGTGTCGACCACGGCATCGATAACCGTCTTGTCGAGGTTTTCAAAGTAGGGGTGACCCGAAACTCCGGAGTGTACAAATGAGCGGATGAAGGGTGTATCAGCAAACGTTACGATGTGGTCTTGTCTCATCCGGTTTCCTTTCATAAAAAATCCTGATAGGTCTATTATAACCTACCAGGATTCCTTTGTAAACAGTTTTCTCCCTTATCTTACAATTTCAGCGATTCTTTTATCAAGATATGTCTTCTTTGCCTTGATCTTCTCCATTCGATCGAGGTCTCCCTCGTGTTCTAGTTGTCTGATGAAGCTTTCAAGATTGAGTGAATCATTTTGAAGACGTTCGACTTGAGCTGAAATCATTGATTTGTTCTCCGCTTTGTTGTTATTCGTCTTGGAGCAAACCCGGAAAGGCCTCCTTGACTACTTGACGAGTTACACCCTTAGGAGGCTTTTTGTTGATCATGTCAACTACAATTTCTGCATCTTTCGGGTGGATCGACTCAAGAACACCGATAAACATTTGTTCACGACGGACCTGCATAAGCTTTGGTCCTTTTCCGCCCTTGGCGAAATAAGCGAACTTCATGCATTCTTTGAGCAGATTGGAAGGGACCGACTCTGGACGATTTGGAGTATAAGGAGGAGCATCTCCTTCTGGAAGTAGCCAGACGATGGTCTTATCGAGTGATCCGCGAATGACGTCTCTTAACGCTCCCGAATCATTGTTCTTAAGGATTTGAACCTTGTCCTTCTTCGACTTCGCCTTGGCGACTTCATCGAGGACTTCATAAACGAATTTTCGCATTACAGAAAATCTCCTACACTGTCAATCAGGTTTCTACACCGCTTTTTGATAAGGAAGGGAAGAACCTTCGACTTAGGCGGCACTTTGTATTCATCGAAAGTATTTATAACTTCGTCTTTGAGGGCGTCAGGAGTCATGGTAAGATCAATCATACGCTTATTGCGCTGGAAGTTACGGTAGATCTCAGGACCCATCGCATCTTCGATATCTTCAGCTGCGGCCCAGGCGGTGATTTTCTTGGCTGTCATCGGTGAAGCCCGACCTTCAGTAAGATAGAAATCGTCGGGCATAAGAACATTTGGAACACCGTCAGAACCATCGCCCTTACAGATATGCTCGAACAAGAAAGAATGCGGATTATCTTCCTTCATGAGCTTCTTAGTACGAGGATTGAACTGAGCAACATTGTTGTACTTTTGGAGTTGGCCAAAGTCCTTATCGACTGATACGATCATGACCTCCTCGTGCTGACCAAACTCCTGAGTCTGTTCGACGAGAGTACCGAT